CAACCTCACAACCTGCGCAATGGCCGTGCTGGTCTATCAGATCCTCTTCGTGCCAGCTTGTAACGGTGGCCTGGCAGGCTGGGCAGGACGCTTTGACTTTCTCATGCCTTGGCGCGTACATGGTGATGTCCTTTTGTGGTCTGTGTTGATGCGTTAACAGTAACACAGATTTGGGAGGGTGCAAGCAAAAGTGCTTAGTAGTGCTTAGTAAATTCTACTATGCACGAATAAAAATCATTCGTATTTTAAGGTATTGTTTTATATATATATTATTACCAGATATATGTAGAGCTTAGTGCTTAGAGAGGATAGTAGAGACAAAAAAAAGACCTCTAAAAAAGTTGCCTTTTTAAAAAGTCTTTCTCTGTAATCTTACTAAGCACTATCCACCATGTTAACTTCTTGATTTCTTTAGGTTTAGTGCTTAGTAAAAAGCCTACTATCTACTCACTATCCACACTAAGCACTCGCCTTAAAACCCCTTAATAACCAACACAGTACAGCGTTTTCACTTTGGTGCAAAGTACCTAACCACTTTCTTTTTGCTGTAAGGATGAACAGACTCTTCAGCCCTTAGCATTCCCTTTTCCGACATCTTTAAAAGCAACTCCTCAAGCTGCTTTTTAGGCGTCCCGCGCATTCTGTTAGACAAAACGCCCAGAGTTTCGCCGTGGTCACTGTCTACAAGTGACAAAACCTTAGCCGCCAGGCCGTCAGATTCTGCTGGTTTTTCGCAGGAATAGGCCAGCTTGATCTTCCTATCCACATCCTTCATGGCCAAAGCGAACGCCCACTTAACATGCTCAGTGGTTCTTATGCCGCCAGGCAGTGCCAGAATCAAAGACACCTTGGCCGCAAGCTCATAGCCGCGCCTGGGTATCGCCTCCAAACCTGTGTTGCCCTTGTGTTCTTCAGCAAGCGCGTGGAATGTTTCGTACACCTTCTCTAAGAGATCCACGGCTTCCGGCTCAGTAGGTACAACGGTTTTTGATCCTGTAAAGCCAACGCGCCCGCCAGTATCCAAAACGTCAAACACGCCCGGCGCGTAAAGGTTGCGTATGGAGTTTTCCAGCGCCTCGCTCATGGCTTGCTTTTTAAACTTCTTTTTGCGCTTCGGATTTGTTTCTAGGTCATCAAAGATCATGGCCCGCGCCATAAAGCCGTTTGTGGCCTGCTCAAAGCTCATGGATTCGTTAAAGGTGACTGGCGTGGTGTAACCCAAAATGGTCAAGTAGGGGCTATCTAAGCCGTCGTCAATCTTATCTAGCGATTCCCTGTGTTGTTCGCGTAACTCTTCCAGCTTGCCAAGCTTCAAGTCATGGCTGCTGTCTTTAGGAAGGTCGTTTATTTTCTTTTCAACCTTGGCTAAGTCGCGCCCAATGGTTTCCCGGATCTCTTCTTTAAGGTCGCCAGTGATAGGTAGGTAGCCATTCGCTTTTGAGTAAACAGACATAACCAGGCCAATAATGCCCTCAAGATAAGACGCGCCACCGCGTTTGCTGGCGTTTTCCAGCTTTCTAAGTACAAGGCCCAGCTCGTCAACGCTGTAAAATGCGGCTTGGTGGCGCAGAAGGTTGCGCATAAGCTCCTGTTCAGACTTGAACCCGCCGTGGACTGCCCCTTGTGTCGACGCTGCCCGCATAATCTTTAGGTAAGCTTGCTGCACTGCCTCCTTACCTGTGCCTGAGCCTGCCACACAGAACGCTATGATGTTAGCGCTCATGTCGTCAAGCTCATCTATGAAGCGCATTCCAGCGAGTCCTGAGACGGCGCACAGGGCAGCGGCAACGGCCAGGTTTCACGAGGGTAAAGGCATTGGCTGTTTATCCATGCGGTAAGATCCCCGATGTATCCAGGTGGGCGCTTTAGGTCTATGCCGGTTGTATCCAGGTCGGCAGGCAATGGCTCGCCCTTGTACTCAAACGTCACATCTTCTGTATATCCGCCTTCTCTGGCGTGATGCAGTAACGTACCGTAACCAGCCGGGTTTAATGTTTTCCCGAAGCTGTGCCAATGGCGCGCCAAAGGCTCATGGCCAGGGTAGTCTTCGCCCGTTGCGCTCCACTCATCCCAAAGGTTTAAGCCTGCCCCGCCTGTGCAATGGTGGGTTGCCATGCCAATCTTTACCCATGTCTCATAGTTGGTATTTGGTGAAATAAACGTAAGCAACAAAGCAACCTGAGCCTGATCAACGTCGACTTCACCGCCGTCTGTTGTAACCCTGTGAAACTTTGGCTTACGTAGCAGCTCTATAAGATCATCAGGTGCCGGTTGCACATCTTGAGGAAAACCCTTAACCGTTTCATAGTCAGCGCCGCTTGCGTGGCTGGATCCTGCCCCCACAACGAATCCTGAAGATTTTAAGTCCACCCCTGGGTAGGCGTCTAAATTCTGAGACAAAGATACGCTTTCAGTCATCATAAAATAATGGTGTTGGCTTCCGCCGCCTGAGCCTGTATTGACTACAAATTTAGAATCCGCGCATCCCGGAATGTCTTCACACAACTTCTTGAACGAATCAACCCCTCCGTTTCGTGCGTCTACGTCAATCACCAAGAAGCCGGCGCACAGTACACCGAATCCAGTATCAAAGTGGCCAAGCTGGTCAAAGGTGTCTATCTGCTCGTCTGACCAGTGGGGTACGCTCTGCCAGTTACTAATCACAGGATGCTTAAAAAGCGCCTTGCAGTTTTTATCACCGCAATCGCAGGCTCCTTTAGTGACGCCGTTTAGCCCGAAGACTCGAAAGCCGCCTTCTATGTAGTCGTGAATTTCACTGATCATTAGATGGCTCCGCCTTTAGCTTTCCACCGCTCTTTACCTCAAGTTCGTACTGGCGCGGCATGGGCGGAAACTTTCCCCACCGGTATATGACGTGCGGCCAAACGTCGATTGCAGTTGCCAGCCCTTTAATACCACCAAAATGTTGCTTAGCTTCGTCGGTCGTCATGGTTTTTAATCCTAAGTGTTCGTATTCGGTGTTGACATAGTAACCGCAACGGATTAATCTAGCAACCGTCATAACGACAAACACCCAATGAGGCGAAACAAGATGAGCTATTTAGAGAAGGCAAAAAAAGCAGAACCGCAAGCGCCGGTTTTGACAATCGTAGGTTTCCCAGGCGTCGGCAAATCTACCATTGCCGCACTGTTTCCGGCTCCTATTTTCATTCAGGCAGAGAACGCTTCTACTGTTTTTGAGACATGGGCAGAGGATAAGCAGCCGCAGTTTTTCCCAGAAATTCCAGCGCCCAACCTTAAGCGTAAAATTCGACCTAGCGAGGTTATTATTGATCAGTTGCGGGAGCTAATCACCGCTGATCACTCTTTCAAAACCGTTGTGATTGACACAATAACATCCATGAACTCGCTGTTTGAGTCGGAAGTGGTTGAGTTTGACTCGCAAGGCGCTGACAACATTGGCGAAGCTGCAGGCGGTTTCCACAAAGGATTCTTGGTAGTTGCCGGAATGCACGTAAAGATTCGCCAGGCTTGTGAGCACCTACGCCGCAAGGGCATTACCGTTGTTTTCTTGTCGCATACCGGCGTCGTCAAAATGAAGAACCGGCCAGAGGCGGGAGAGTACACCGCCTATAGCATGGACATGCCAGAAAAAGCTCGTCAGATATATATCAGCTCAAGTGACGCGGTTTTGTACCTTAAGGCCCGCGAGTTTGTTATGGGTCATGAGCAAAACAAAAAGGGCCAAACCACAAAGTATGGGCGCGTTACCAACACTGGCGAGCGCGTTTTGATTGCTAGTAGCGACGGCACTATCGGTTATGTTGACGCAAAAAACCGTTACAGCCTGCCCGAAGAGGTTGACGTAGAAAAGAGCAAAACCCATTGCTGGCTTTAATCCCGTTTTTAATGGCGGCAAAACCGCACCCGCAATCAATGAGGAAGTTTAATTATGTCATTCTGGAATCTTAACGACGGATCATCAGTAGAAAACAACGGCGCGTTTGAAATGGGCGGCGGTGACATTGAGCCAATCCCAGGCAACACAGGAGGTATTGCAGCCATAGAGGAAGCTAAATGGGACGAATACAACGAAGACCGATTTATCAGCCTTAAATGGCGCGTAATGAAGCCGGACGAATTTGCCAAGCGCGTGATCTTTCAAAAGGTAAAAGTGTTCGGCACCAGCCGCGACAAAGACCCGCAAGCAACCGCAGACAAAGCCAAGCGAATGCTGGCCGCAGTTGATCAGAACGCTGGCGGTAAGCTTATGAAAGTACAAGGTGAGCCAAGCGACACAGATCTTATGACCGCACTGGTGGGCAAGGTTATGGCTATCAAGGTTCAGATCTGGGAGCTGGACAAAGACGACAACGGCCAAGTGATACCAAAAGAAGACCGCAAGCGCGGCAACTGGATTAGTGCAGTTGCACCAGCAAAGGGTGCGGCGGCAAAGCTTAAGCCGGCAGCGCCGGCACCGAAGCCTGAGCCGGCGGCAGATGAGCCTGACGACTTTGAAGACAACGTCCCGTTTTGACAATAACAGGGGCGCAACGCGCCCCAATCCCTACCCAATGAGGAATAGCAAAATGGAACAGCGATCCGAAGAATGGTTTAAAAGACCGCAAAGGAAAATTGACAGGCTCAAACATTGGCGCAGCTTTGGGCGTCAATCCATGGAAGACGCCAGAAGATTTAATTCGCCAGATGGTGCGCGAGTATCACGGCGTAGAATCTGAGTTTGCCGGAAACATAGCGACGGAATACGGAACATTACATGAGCCGCTTGCGACAATGGATTACATGTCTTTAAGCGGAAACATGGTTCAGGAGTGCGGGTTTTACGTTCACCCCGAACACGACTGGCTAGGCGCTAGCCCGGACGGGCTTATTGATGATTGCGGAGTTGTCGAGGTGAAATGCCCGTTCGGACAGCGCAATAAAAACCCGCCAGAATTTAAGACGTGCGCAGATCAGCCGCATTACTTTGCTCAGGTACAAATGGAAATGGCGTGTACGGGCCGCCAGTGGTGCGACTTTTACCAGTGGGCAAAACACGGCGATAGCCTTGAGCGTATTGATTATGACCCCAAATGGTTTAGTGACAACTTGCCCGTTTTACTGGAATTTTATGATCGTTACGTAATCGCACTGGAAAACCCTGAACACCTCGAAGACAAGCACAAAGAAATTAACACAGTCACGGCGCAAAGTTTGTTGGATGAATACGACCAATTAAGCGCAACAATTGACGATTCAACGGCACGGAAAAAAGAAGTGTTATCCGAGATCGTGAAGATCAGCAAGGAAAGAAACTCTTTAGTGTGCGGTAGAAAGCTCACGCTGGTTGAGCGTAAAGGCTCTATTGCTTATGCAAAGGTGGTTAAAGAGCACCTGAAAGACTTAGATTTAAAGCCGTACACCGGGAAGCCTAGCAAGTATTGGAGGTTGTCGTGAAAAAAGCCATACAAACAGAGTGGAAAGGTTATAAATTCAGAAGCCGCCTAGAAGCGCGATGGGCGGTATATTTTGAAGCGGTTGGCTTGGAGTGGGAGTATGAGCCGGAAGGGTTTGTACTAAAAGACGGAAGCTGGTATCTGCCAGACTTTTATTTACCAACGATAGAGGCATGGGTAGAGATAAAGCCAAAAAATGGCAGTAGGGCTGATGTTTTTGAAAAGCTAAAGCTTATGATAGAAAGTGGAGTTTCAGGAAAACACAAAGCATGGGGTTTTTTTGGAGACCCTGTTGATCACCACTGGATGCTCCCAGTTTTTTCAACTAGAAAAAGTAAGGGCAATTGGGTTGAGGAATGGGGGGAGATGACCGCATTTTCAGTTGAAAAAATAGACGGAAGGCTAACAGAGTTGGCAACGTTTTCATTGTCTACTTATGATTTTATTAAAAAAATGGACACTTAGTTGAAGGTTCAAAACCACATGATTTGATTTCAGATTATAAGTTCAAAGTTATAGCGAGATCAGCAAGGTTTGAGCATGGCGATACTCCTGAATAGTGATAAACTAACCCAGCGCGGCTAGTCCGGCCAGATGAAAAGCAGCTAGTCACTGCCTGCCGCGCCCTTTTTAGACTTCCTTGGACTGAGGATTTGCAATGAAACTAAGACCCTATCAACAATCCGCCGTAGACGCTGCAACTCAGTGGATGAAAAAGTGCATCATGCCCGGTCTTTTAGAGTTAGCCACTGGCGCGGGCAAGTCATATATTTGCGCAGCCATAGCCGACTGGGTACACCAGACAAGCGGGAAACGCGTGCTTTGCCTACAACCATCTAGGGAACTTTGTGAACAGAACCACGAAAAATATTTGCTTACCGGCAATCAAGCCAGCATATTCAGCGCCGCAGCCGGCTCAAAATGTATGCGTTACCCCGTTGTTTATGCCACGCCTGGCACTGTAAAAAACAGCTTAAGCCGGTTTGGTGATCAGTTTGGCGCGGTGATATTAGACGAAGCACACACCAACACGCCTACCATTCGTTTTATTATTGAGCAGATGCGCAAAGCAAACAAAAATTTGCGCGTTATCGGAATGACTGGAACGCCATACCGTACAACAACCGGCTACATTTACCAGTATGAGCCGGACGGATCTTTTGTCCCAGAAGTAGAAGCCAAAGAGCCTTATTTTAATACCCTGCTTTACAGCATTCAAACACGAACTCTGTTGGATCAAGGTTTTTTGACGCCAGCACACGCAGATCCAGACCTTGCCGCAAGTTATGACGCTTCTGGGATGCAGTTAAATAGCCGAGGCCAGTTTGACGCCAGAGAAATAGAGCAAGTCTTCGAGGGGCGCGGGCGGTTGACCGCTGAAATAATAGCGGACGTTGTGCGCCATTCAGCAGGAAGGAGCGGCGTTATGATCTTTGCCGCTACGGTTGCCCACGCTAAAGAGTGTATGGAGTCGTTGCCTCCTGAAAACAGCCGCATGATTGGCGGTGACGTGAACATGGGCAAGGCAGACCGGGAGCGCTTGGTTAGTGACTTCAAAGCGGATATTTTCAAGTACGTTGTGAGCGTCGGCACCTTGACGACTGGCTTTGATGCTACCCATGTGTCAGTTATTGCCGTGCTTCGCGCCACTGAATCGCCAGGCATGCTGCAACAGATAATAGGCCGGGGACTGAGGCTAGACGACCGCAAAGAGGATTGCTTGGTTCTGGACTATGCCGACAACATAGACCGGCACGGGCTGCATACGGATCTGTTTTCGCCAGATATAAAGGTGAAGGGCAAGGACGGAGAGGGCGCTACCCTAGAGGCTGAGTGCCCGGAGTGCTATTACCAGAATGACTTTTCAGCCCGCCCAAACTTTGACGGATTCAGGATTGACGAAAACGGGTATTTTCTCGACCTAACCGGAAAGCGGATAGAAACAGATCATGGCCCTATGCCCGCCCATTTCGGGAGGCGATGCACGGGTCAGGTTAAGTCACTGACAGAGCGCGGTGTGTACGAGCGCTGTGATTACCGATGGACGTGCAAGGAATGCCCTGAGTGTGACGAGCCAAACGATATTGCGGCAAGGTTCTGCTCATCGTGCAAATGTGAAATTGTAGACCCGAATGAAAAATTGAGGCGCGACTTTCACAAGATCAAGAAAGACCCGTTTTCTGTAAGCACGGACGCCGTTCTTGAATGGGATGCGCAAAAAAGCGTAAGCGCTGCCGGGAATGAAACCCTGCTGTGTCACTATAAAACCGAATACCGAAAGTTTAAGGTTTGGTATATGCAAGATAGCAGAGCGAAGACAGCGGTTGAGGGATGGGAGAGTTTAAACAAAGCGGTCTATAAGGGGCATATCGCTCCTGATATAGATACCTTTTTACAGCACATAAACAAGGGTTCACCGCCGAGAACGGTCACTTATTATCGAGACAAGAAAAGCGACTTCACCAGAGTAGTTGCCCACAACCTACCACCAGACAGGGTGCCAGGATGAAGATGCCAGAGTGGTTGAAGTGTTACGGCGATACCTCATTCCGAGGGGAGTGCCCCCCAGAAAGCGCAGAGCAGATTGCGTTCTTTGCAGAATTGCGCCGCCGATACCCTGACACTTACGGCAAGCTGGCACTGCACCCAAAGAACGAAGAAAAGCGCAAGGGCAAG